TCTGCTTTGAATCGGGTTACTGTGATCGTCGGTAGATCCACGGTAAGTGTTGCTTCATACAGTCCTAGGTCTGCATTTTTCTCTACGTTGTAATCAAAGGTCATGCAAATGAGTGAATAAAGTGGTCGTACATTTCATCAAAATCCCTATACTCTAAAAATCCGTATCATCTTCAATCGAACTGGGTCCAGCAGGCATGACATTTGGTTCAGAAACCTTGAAACCTGCAGTTGTACCAAACAAAGCTGCTACATCTTCTTCATTCATATCACCAACATCGACACCTGCCGATGATGACAACGAGACAATCTGAATACCTTTTAGCTTAAGACTTGTACCGTAAGTTACTCCATCACGTAGGATGTAAGGCTTTTGAAAGAATGCAATCTTTACTTTAGAACCGCTGTAAATAGGAGTACGCTCATCGGTAATGAGTGTTCCTTCAGTATCAACAACAGGTGGTCGAGTCTCTGCATTCCAACTAAACTTGACACGGTATTTACCTTCAGACAATTCTTCCCAAGGTTCTGGCTTTAGACTTGAACGCTTAGGGTTCTTCAATTTCGATTCAGCCCATTTAAGGGTATCGACTCGATCTTCTTCTAGTTTGTTAATCATCTCTTCGTCAACAATAGCTGCAAGAGAATATCCAAACTTAGAAGGTGACATCACAGCCTGGTATCCATCAAGGAGTACAGGTTGTTCGGTGATAAATGTGTTACGTGACATAAATATAATTCATCCATTAATGGATGGTTAGCAAAAGAAATAAGTGGATTCAATTACTGACTCAGGTTCGAGTGTGCCAATAATCGGTGGTTCTGTTTCGGCTCCAATTTGGTTTGCCCAAGAGGTCAGATAGTCTTGTTCTGCAAACAAATGCATGTATGTTTCCCTAACTAATGCTGACAGAATTGTCATATCAGTTGCACGACACAAGACAGAATCATGAATCAGTGCAATTGGTGCATTAAATCGGATAGCAGATAGGTGGAGGAGACTTGCATCGAGCGAATGAATTAGATTCGGCGCTGTTGCATTTTTGTGGTGAGATTTGTCTACCTTGTCAGTATCATCGTAGTTTCCTACTTTTACTTTGCACCTACCTAACAGTTGCAGTTCAATTGTTTCAATATCTGGTTTCATCAATCGTTGTTTCACTACAAACCCAGATGGTGTTGACCATTGAAGTTCTTGTTCACCACGATCAATAGCAGCAGATACTTCCTTTTCGATCCATTTCATGACCTTCATAGGACCAGGAACAATGACATTCATTGCATCCCGTACTGCTTTGACTGTTGCTGTTAGATCTTCCTTGCTTACACTGACAATTTCTTTATCAACGTAATCTGGATTGCCTAATATTTTCTCAGATCTGTCAGTATTTAGTAATCCTGCAGCCTTTGTAAATGTTACGCCTCTGTCTACCAATGCATCACGTATGTATCCACGGTTTGAAAAAGGTTTTGCATTGTAAGGTACCGTCATCACTACTCTTTTGACCGTCTTTCTATCCATATATTTTTGAATAGATTTAGGACAGTTGGGTGTAGCAGCACTAGCAACGACTGCATAAGCATCTTGCGGTTTATCGCTAGGACAAACGTTTACTAATTGAGCTGTACTTTTGTCTCTTGCGAGACCAGCTAGAATTTGTAATCCACTACACGTTGCATCAACCGCAATGGGTAATGATGTGTAGTTTTTGTCACATAAGATGCACGTATGGTAGTACTCATGTGCACTAGCTAGGAATTGCCAAGGTTCATCAGCAGACTCCCAATCAGATAGATTTCCAATTGGATCTGTAGCAACTCGTGTAATTAGATCATGATTGTGAAGAACCCAATCTTGTCTATCTTCCATAGTGGACTTATCTAGTCCATATGTAGTTGCTACTTGGAATCTAATCCAACCTTCAGCTTCATGTGTCATGAATGCTTGTTCGTAAAACAGTAGTAATGACTTACCAAAGTCTGTATCTTGTGGTGTCAAGAATGCAGGAATTGGGTATGTTCTACCGCGATAATCGAAGCTCCAAGGAATAAAGAATTTCTCCTTATCTTTGAATACTTTGACTGCGTTCATGGTCATTCTTGTACGACATGACCTTTTAAACTGTTGAGCATTGACATTCATTACCTCTGCTGCTCTTCTCCTGTAATCTTTCCGAGAATCGTAATTCTCAGCTATATCTGCAGGCTTTGGTGGAAGAGGTAATTCAACGACAGGGACAAACTTACCTAACTCAATACCACGTCCTTGTAGTGTCTCAGCGACACCAATAATGAATGGATTAAGTGTGTAAGCAACCTTTTGAATATGGTTCAGAAAGGTGATTGGTGTTTCCCCCTGTATAAGGGTGGGACCAACTTTCCTTACCATAGGATAACCTCGCATCACCTCATTTAAAAGGTATCCTCCCTGACTTTCATTGCTCCAATCATTAGGTTCAATCAACATCGGCCAAGCAAGAGGGCTGAATAACTCAGCAGTAGCCATCACATCATCCCTAATTTCCAAGAATTCAGGAGTAGGAACTATGAAATTGACTGTTTTCTTACCTTCTCTTACCAGTTGTTTTTCAAACCACTGACTGGTGACACATATGCAATCTAATAACCATCCACCCAGTTTGATTCGATTAGCAATACCCCAAGGTTTCCAGTGATCCACCTCGTAGCGTTTCATCAATGTCTTGATGACAACCACTTTTTGGTCTGTCCCTATTGATCGATGCCAATAGTTTTTCTTGAGGGTGTGCAGCAGTCCAGGTACGTTTTGTTCGTAGTGTCGAATCATGCATTCGTCTTCCACCGCTTTACCGATGGCATCTGTGACGCTTTGAAGCTGGTTTGCCCGGCGTTTGCTGCTAAAGATTTTGTCAAAAGCAACTTTGCAGGAGATCGCTGCTGCTGCCTCCGGTTCAATGTCCGACAGGTATTGACTGATTTCAGCAAATGCTGCTCCAGTTTTGCCTCTGTTAATCCTTAAAGCTGTGTCCTTGATCTGTTGAATGACCTTTGGTAGTAGCTCTTCGATGGAGCTGACGCCGTACACAGTCGCTGATGCATAGTCCCGGTCCTGAAGCTTGATCGTGTTGTCCCTGAGACGATCCAATCCCTGTCGGATTTGCTCACGTTCCAGCGTTATTTGCTCCTCAATTTGAGCTTCTGTATGCATGGAATTAGTTGTGCTAGACGCACTAGATTCGTTATTTCACCTCTTCCACACGTGGATAACACTGCAGCGCAGTGATTGTGGTTCAACTTTCTAAAGGTTGTACACAAGCGGAAGATAGAACACACCGGTTTTTAAGTCTGGTGCGTCTACCGATTCCGCCATGCCCCCAGACGTTTCTCAGCTTACTGAGTGCTGGGTTTAGAGGAGTTGACAGGCGAGGTAAACCTGTTTTCCTGACCCGATAGACGCAACTAGACTTGCGCCATCAGGCTGTGATCTTGGTCAGTGTTGTAACTGTAATAACCCTCTGTCACGGTGATAGAGGAGTGTCCAGCCCATTCCTTGACCTTCATTGATGGAGTACCACCGTCCAGGTGCCACGAGATGAATGAGTTCCGAAGAGTCTTCCAGTAGTGACGTTCTGTGACGGTGCGATCCTCCACGTTCATGCGCTTCAGCACATGCACCCATCTCCGGTGCAAGTTCCATTGGTTAGGAAACTCATCGAAGATGATGTCGTGGTAGCCACGCTCTAATCCAGTCCGTGATTTGAGCAATGACTCAAGCCGTGGATGGATTGGAACCTCACGGTAGTTACGGCCCTTTGTTCTTGTGTCAGCGGTACCACCGACCAACAACACGTTGTTTCGCCAGTCGATGTCATCAACGTGCAAGCGACGACATTCGGCTTGTCTGAGACCGCTGTAGGCACTGAGCAAGATGGCTTCCGCCAATGCATCATCACCACGTTCACGCGCTATCTGTACAAGACGGTCAACTTGCTCTTTTGAATAACGAGCAGGACGACGACGTTTCGTTTCAGATAGTTTTTCGATGACAGGTACGCCTTGGATGTAGCCACTTCTGGCACACAAGGTCATCACCTTTTTGATTGTTGAGATGGCACGGTTCAACGTGGCATTTGAGTTGCTTGTGTACTCCTTGATTTCGGCAATTGTTTCATGCACAAAATCATGGTTGATCATCAACAATGGAGGGTCACCCCAACCACCTTGTTTTGTATCCAACAACTTCTTAAAGTTTCGGATGTTGTTACCGTTGCCACCTACTTCTGACTCTCGCCATGTTGGCAATGTCTGAAGAGTATGGTGGAAACCTTGAGAAAACTTGGTGATCTTCTCAGGCTTCTCATATACCGTCGCCGGTATGATTGTGAAGTCCATTTAATTCATTAAGTAAGTCGTTTTTAATACGAACACCTAACGGCGTCAGTCGCAGAACTATTCTGCGTCCATGTTGTGCTGGCTCTACCTCCTTGGTGATTAGGTTGAGTCCTGCTTTCTTGAGTCTGTTCTGACTGCATAAGTAATCAGTGTTACGGCTACCCGATGCAACACTGAGTCCTAGGTCTTGCTCCATCTTTGCCTTATGGCAGTCGTTATGAGAGCAGACATATAGGAAGCACTGCAATGCTTGCATCGGCATGTTGCCTTCAGGTGTTATTGCACGGACAATTTCAATTGCTTTGAATACAGCAAGTGCTGACTCGTCTGTGATTAGACCCCTGAGAGGTTCCAAAGTCAAGTGGTGCAGGACTTCCCCACTCTAGACTAATTTTCCACAAATGGATAGATACGTTAGTAAAGCATCGCTTATCAATGCCTAAGTAGAAGTTTCTGAACGAGAGCAGCGTCAAAGTTGTAAATCCTTTTTGATTTGTTCTTTTAAATTGTAGGCTTTACTTCCTTTGGGATACTCTCCATTGACTAAGAGTTGTTGCACTTGGTTATCCGACTTTACTAAAAGTTGAAAATCCTCACGTATGACTTTGTACACATACTCACTGACACTAACTCCTTTAAGTGCACAAACACTTTTGAGTAAGGCGTGGCATTCAGGGGCCATGTTAAAATTGATACGTTTCAAGCCCTGCAATGCGGATATTCGATGATAATAATAAAAACTTGCGCTTTTCAAGTATTATTTTTTACAAAATATAAAACAATTATGTTATGTGTCGTCTAGTTGCTGTTGATGCATGAGTGTGATTAACTCCTCACGATGTTCATGCATTTGAATCTCTTCGTATAATATATCACACAAGAAATTAAATGTCCCCCGCGTCATTATCTTCGTAGCTGAGGTAGTGCTGTGCTTCATGGGTGGTAATGCAGAGTTCAATGTCTTGATCTTGTGCTAATTGTTTGATGCGGTTGTCTGCTGCTTTGTGTTGCTTGTAGACAAACTCTTTGACTTTCTTTGTATCTTTGTTAGTAGCTCTGATTAAACAAACTACGTCCATGGGCAGTTCCCAACCTGCAACCTTCCATTCCATAATTTCATCGAAATCTATGGGTTCAAAGAATTCATCAGGGACTGCTTTCCATTTACTCCAGTTATTCCTGAAGTATCGTTTTTTACCATTCTTCACGGAGTCGTACGTCGATAAGTTTGCAATGTCTGTCTTCTGATAATTCGAGCGCGTTATATGCTGCGTCCATGGAGTTACGAGCCAAGATGTAAATCGATTCAGCATTAGATAGCGTGACAATGTATTCTTGGAGTGGTGATTGTGGAAGTTTATACTGCAGTTTTAGGCTTTCTTCGTCGTGCTGGACGAGGTTTAGGGGCTGGTTGTTCAATGAAATCCTTCTTTATTAGTTCTGTATAAATAGGCGTCCATTTATGTTCAGGGAAATGGAATAACCAGCAAGCCATTGCATTCTTGATAAAGAAATCGTTATCAAGTGATTTAGCTTTATGCATTAATCAGTGACTTTATATTGAAGTGCATGTTCTTTTTGTTTGATGATGCGTGACATGCGGCGACGCTTACTTTTTAGATAGGTGATGAAAGCTTTTGTCATTTGTTTGAGTAATAACGTGAAGTGATTCGATTAGAACGCTGATAGACTGTTGCCGTAGCAAATAGCCCCACCATTCCAATAACTGCGAGGATGATTGTGGTTTCAGTTGGCATTAGTCAGAAGGAGGATAAGAGAATTTATAACGGTAATAATCAGATTTATCTTTGTTTTCATCTAACCATTTCCGATAGTTAGATTTAGGCTTTGGTTTACTCATAGTCATTTGATGAAGTCGATGAATACGTGGCCGCGGCTGAGTTGTTGATAGAAACTACGCATCACCTTTGGCTTGCGAATGACACGCACTGTGTCCTTGGTATGTAGAACTAAGTATTTACTCATCTTCAGTTACCTCCGATGATTGTGGCTCTAGGTATTCTTGAAGAGCTTTAATCATTTCGATTGCATAGTCACGATTACCTTTAGCTTTTAACTCATCAAACAAAGGGTTATTGCAACACATAGCGTTGCGACATGCTCGGAAGAAGTTGTCAGCATTAATGCCACCTATTGAGATGCTGTTATCTTCAAAGTCGTGAACATTGATAGAGTCATCACATTTGTGCCAAAACACTTGTGCTTCTCGCATGTAGTATTGATACATGACAGAGGGTGGTTGAATCATTGAGTTGCGTCCTTGGTGATTGTGAAGATTACGAGGTAAGAAAAAGAAACCATCCATAAGTGGATGGAATAGATATTAGAAACTAATCAGAAGTTGTTATGGAAAAAATATGTTATGTCGCTAAATTCAACAGAAGAGAAGTCGAATCGATATGCAGTATCCCAGACTAATTGCCAATCAATGCAGCCTTGTATTTCGCTAGGAATATCACGGCAACCAAACTCTGTAAAAAGATATTCTGCAAACTCTTCTTCTGGATGGAAAGCATCAGTTTCATAAAATAAAGCATCGCATAAGTTATCTGCTGTAATGATGCCAATATCATCACGAAGTAACTTGATGAATTGCTCGTATTCTTGCTCATCGAAACCTTTGTTGATTCTGTCATTGATTTCGTCAATTAACAGTTGCTCATCTTCAGACTTGGCATCATACCAAGCTTCGAATGATTCAGTAGCGCGAGGTAATACAGCGGTTGGATTCGGCATTGAAATCATAATAAAGAAAGGTAGTGTTGATTGTGAAAGTGTTACTTAGTAGGCAAACTGCAGATGTTCGCAGCTACCATAAGATGCAGTCTTTGCATCACAACAGAGTAGATTCTCGTTTACCCAGAAACCTAGTGAGAGATTAGGCTGTAGTAGAAGGTTTACAATGGCACGACGTGACACCTTAGAATAGGAATAACATTCTCCATTCTTGTACTCAACGAATACTTTGCCAGCAAGTAAGTCAGTCACAATATGATTGACAGCAGAAGAACTGCGAGAAACAACGTTGAAAGAGAAAAGATTTTGCATAAGTGGATGATTGTGGAATGAATAAAGAATAGTTAGTTAATCAAGCAAGGTTGAAAGTGGAGACAGCAGAGTCATTAACGCAAGATGCGTTAACCCACTTGCCGAATGACTTGACTTGTCCGAAGATGATGTCAAACATTGCATCTTCGCAAATACCGCTGTAAAGGTATTGTTTGCCAGTGTTAAAAGTGACAATAGCTTGATTGGAAGACTGATTTACTTCGATGTTGTCAACAGCAGAAGATTTGATAGGGTTACGAGTTGAAGGAGTGAAAAACATAATAAATTAAATGTAGAGTGAAGAGGTAATGATTACCTCATACTGTCAACGCTGAGGATGACAGAAGGAGAGAATCAATTGTCCATAAGTGGATGATTGTGACTAAACCCAATACTCTGAAGGACAGTAAGAAGAGTGATACTCATAGAAGTCCTCAGCGTTGGCATAAGGTGAGTCTATTAAGTCACTACATTCTAATAACTCGTCATCTGTATATTTAACAAGCTTGGCATAATGCTCTGCTGGTGTCATATCATCATCTTGTAAGTCATCGTGGCATAAGTACTCATACTCGCCGACTAAGCCAGCGATTAGATACTTTCTGTTGATTGGTGAGAGTTGAGTCAATAGCGTGAGAGGTGTTGCTTGAGTGTCGATGCTGTAAGCATAGCAGATAATGCAGTGCTTTGGGTGATTTAGTGGACACCTTGTGAACTGTCCACTTGTGGAAGCTGGGAGAGGTTCGCTTCCTTTGACTCTCATAGTATGGCACTAAAGGCAAGGGATTTCAAGGGGTGCTGTGCCTCTTTGTTGACTGTCCACTACTGGATGATGCTTACTCATTCTAGCATATGTATCAGCTAGCACGCTATGAGTGTGATGTCATATAGTAGCTGTATCTTGCTTGGCACGATGACACTGACTACAAGTAAGTTCAGTGATGGGATAGTTAGCATTGCATCGAACATCAGCTCCACATTCTTTACACTTGATTATCTTGATTGCAGCTATTGGTTCATACATAGTGAGTCATTAGTTAATGTTATCAGTGCGTGATGATTGTGAGATTTAAATTATATTAACGCGACAGATTGGTTGAGATTGAGTGAGCGATAGTGGCACGTATTAGTGCCGAATTCGTGTTACTTAGTAGTGTTTTGCACGCCACTAGCAGTCTAATGCGGCACCAAACACCCCCCACTGGGGGTAAATTGCGTCCCTGCCCCTACGTATATGGGTTGACAAAATTATGTCAAAATTTATCAAGGTAATCAAGCTCCTGTTGGTACGGTTTGTGGCTTAGAAACACGTATGCATCATTAATATACGGCGGTACCCAGACATAAACAGGAGCACAAGACCCCCAATTAACGGGTTGAATACAATTAAAGACGACAACAGAGAAGAACCCCTTAATATAAGAGATATAAGTCAGCATCAAGTAATCATTTTTGTATCATCAGTAGGAGAAACCTCTTCATCCTGTACTTCAGAAGCAAAGGAAGTATCTTTTCTAGGTTGTAGTTTTGACTGAACGTATAGTTCATCCATTTCAAGGCACCATTTTTTAAGTGCTTGACCGGAATCAGTAAACTTAGCTACACCTAAGGTACGCCAACATTCTTTAGGATCAGTATGACCACGTGTGGAACCTTTGTAATGGCTAACAAAGAAATTAGGACCTTCTCTAGTACGGTGATATTCGTACCTCATACCAGGAGAGTTACCTTCAAATTCTAATGCTTTCATGTATATACATATGTAAGTAATTAACTAACGCGGTTGTACCCTATAACACGGATCTCAACAGTAATTACATACATAGTAATACGATGAGATAGATGTTATTTAGAACAAGTACTAGTTAATGTGTCAGTGTTAGTTGCGGTGTTTTACAGAATATCCATTCAGCGGATATTAGAAAAGAGGAAGGATTGTCTCCTTCCCCTTGTACAAAAGAGATAGTCCACCCTCTATCTCCCCTGTATAAGGGTGGGATCAAAACGAATATTCCTTTAAACCCAGTTAGGGACTGAGGTTTGGGAGTTACGTCTAGCTTGTTGTCTTTGGTCTTTATCGAAGCCTAAGACGAGGTGATTAGCTGAGCCTTGAGGGTCTTCTATAGATGAACGGAGCATGTCATTCCAGTCATCACGTTTCCGCATATTGATTTGTTCTTGAGCGGAAATAGACATTGCATCAGTAAAGTATTGAATACCTTGAGATAAGCAGTCAAGTCTGTCATCGTGTTTAACTGCACCTTTTTCCCGGCACATGCGACTCATTTGATAGAAGAGCATGTAGAGGAGTCTTGATTCAGGGGCTGCGTCTTTGTTGGAATTGTAGTCCCAATCAATAACAGAACGATCCACAACAAGGCGGTGCTGGTTAAGAACAGGTTCAAGGGTGTCAATGATTCGTTGTTCTTTCCGTACGGTGGCTCGGATTTCTTCGACATCAATACCTTGTTTAGTTTGTAGTAAGTGTTTTTTAAATAGTTCAGCAACGATACCGTCACCAAAGTTTGTTTCTATAACTAATTTAGTTACGTTAAATTTACGACATCCTTTTAGTATGTCCAAGAGTGTGTTATCACTGTATCCATCTCTGTAAGCACGCATTTCGTGCAAGTACAAGAAACCGTTCCGTTGGGATATAAAAGCTGCTGCTGTTTCATCCGTGCCACGGCCCGACGGGTCAACCGAGCATATTGTTTCTTGGTAAGGAAGCCATTCTCCTTGGAGCTGCATTGGAGAGTAGAAATAATCTCCAGGAAGACCAACTGTTGGGAGATCCTTGATGCAGTTTCTTGGGTCTGAGCACCAGACGATTGAGTCAGGAGCAGTATCGGGATTAACGGAAGTAACGATAAGGTCCGCCATTTTGAGAGGGAACTTTTCAGCGTCACTAAGGGAGGTATCAAGCATGAACTGAAGCATGAAGTTGCTTCTGCCCATTGCTGCTTCACGTTCAATAAGATCTTCATCATTAAATCTGTCAGGGTCAGTTACATCCCATTTATCAGCACCTTGATCAATATCTTCTTGTAATTGAGGAGCTATGAGCCCTTCGTAATTAGATAGAGAGCGGGGAAAACGTGCTGGCCATACGAATGGCCTATAGTTACGTTCAGCAAGCTTTCTGTAGACCGTAAAGACTGTCTGAGGAGTACCTAAGTACATAATGCGAGAGTCATCTTTAGGAGTAAGGATTGACTCAGCTTCAGTACATAATTGAAGTAGTTTCTCCCTCATCATTTCCGTCATTGAGTTGCCTGGTACTTCTATATCGTCCAGGATCATTAAGTCAGCGCGGGAGCCGGTCAGTTGGCCAGTAATCCCGACAGACTTGACTGAAGGTGCTTGGTGGGGGGAACAGTTGACATCGAAGCTTATTCGTGACCACCTTGAGTCGTCTGATTTGGGTTGTAAGTGTTTTAACCATGGTGTTTCAATAATTAGTTTTTGTAAGAAAATAGACATATTGTCTGCACGTTCTTTAGATGCAGAGATAATCATGATCTTTTTTTCTTTGTCTTTAAATAGTGTCCACAACACGAAAGCACCAGTAATCCACGATTTACCGATTCCTCGGAAAGCTTGAATCTGTAGGCGTTTAGGACCGTGTTGTAAGTAGTCAGCAATAGCGTATTGAGCGCGAGTCGGCGTAGGAAGATCGAGTTGTCCCCACAGAGCTTGTAGGAACAACTTGAAGTCATCTTGTAACGCCTCAAGGACGTTTGTCATTAATTA